TAGGTACAGCAGATGATTCTGTTTTAAAGGCAACAGTTAATAATAAAGATTATAGTTATTCTATTCAAACATCTTCAATGGATACTGGAGATACTATTTATGGAGCAAGAATAACTTACACAGTAACAACTCCATTACCATAAAATTGACTATAGAAACATTTATAAAGGTATAAACATATATTATATTAATATGGAATTAGATAAATTAAAAATAAAAGCTTACGAGATTCGTTCTCAATTAGATTTGTTAGAAGCTAATAAGGAAAAACTTATTAGATCATACAATCAGGTTGTTAATGAAATTAGTAAATTAACTAAGGTTAAAGAACCGAAGAAGAAGAAATGAATAAAAAACCAAATTGTCAAGATGGTGGTTCACCTGATTGTACTGGTGAAGCTATTATGATGGCTCCTTTTGAATCTGGTAATAAATATGTTTGTGGTCCTTGTTTTTTAAAGGCCAAGAAGGACTCAGCCGACCTTAGGTATAAGGAAGCTCTTAGGCAAATTCTAAAAGAAGAAGGTAAGATTTAGTTTTATTACTAGTAGATACCTATATATATACCTTTCTATAATTATTATTAATAAGATTACTATTTAGTAATGTTGTTATAAAATGATAGGTATATGTCCAAATTGCAACCAACGGTATTCATACAATGATTATGACGTAGACTACGTCCACTCTTGTGATTCTCGCAGTGCGACAATAAATGAAGAAGACGTTTTAAAAGTGGGAAATTATGTAGATGAGTCCACAGGTGAAACTATTACAGTGCCGAACGCAAACTTCCAAGGATTGGCTAATAAGTCAAAACTTACTAAAGCCGGAATCAATGGTCAGCGAAGTGTTACCGTTAACAGCAGAGGAAAAAATGTTAATAATTACCGAGAAAGACAACACTACGAGTATATCGAGGTGAAAAAATAATGCCGAAGAATTTTAATAAAATACTGAAAGGTATTAAAAGCGATCTTAAAGGCAAGGTTAATCCTCAAACTAAGAAACCATATTGTAAAAGTGATTTATCATCTATTGCAGTAGCTCAATATAAGAAAGAATACGGGTGCGCTCCTTCTAAGGAACAATCCCCTAGTTGGTATTATGAGAGTGGTAAGGAAGTTAGGGAAAATGTTGATCTTAACTGGACAGAGGTTATTGAAGTAGATAATACTCAACGACCCATTAGGAATGAACCTTTAAAGATTAGCGGAATGGCAATCAACGAAACAGTCACCCGTAATAAAATTAAGTACGTTGGAGAGGAACTTGCTGAAGCAGCTCCATCAATGATTGGTAAACCATTACTTGATTCTCATCAAAATGAGAGTGTTAAGAACATAATGGGTAAGGTTATTGATGCACGTAAAGTTGAGGGGGGATTATGGTATGAAGCCGAAATTGACCCTGATGAAAAAGTTATCGTGAATAAGATTCGTAAAGGCTACATTAACAAAGTATCAATTGGTGCTCATGTTAAGGAGTTAGTTAAAGAATCTGTTGAGGAAGCGGATGGGTCTAGGTCGGATATTTTTGTAGCTAGGGGTTTAACCTTTAGTGAATTAAGTCTTGTCCCTGTTCCTGGTGACGAAAATTCGAGTATAACAATTACTCACGCTTTAAGTGAGTCTTTTGATGCTCAAACCCTTCCTGAAGAAATGACGGAAGATACTGTTTATGAGGAAAATAAAATGGAAAATAAATTAAACGATGAATTGTCCCTTTTGAAAGAAGAGAACGCTAAATTGAACGCTGAATTAAGTAAAATTAATGAAGCTAGCAAGATGGCTGCTCTTAAAGAAGAAATCAAGAAACAAATCCTTGAAGAATTAAAACCTGAAGAGCCTAAGGAAGAAGTGAAAGCTGAACCTAAGGAAGAAGAAGGTAAAGAAGAGGAATCTAAACCTGAAGCTGAGGCTGAAGAGAAAGATAAATCTAAAGGTATTGTTGAAGGTTCTGAAACAAAAGAAGATAATTCTGAAGTTTTAAAATTAAATGAAAAACTTGTGATAGATCATAGTCGAGATGGCGCTGCATTCTATTACAAGTCGGAGTAAAAAATGACATACGATAAATTATTAATGCTAGATGATCAAGCAAGATCATTTACTGCAAAAGCAGCTGGCGTAATTAGTGGCGGATTTTTAGTAAGCTTTAATTCTGGCGTGGATTGCGTTGGTAGTGACATTTCAACATATGCTTGGGATGACATATCTGTAACTGCTTGTGACAGTACTGATAATGTTTTGGGAATTGCATTAACATCAGCGGCTTCTGGAGCAGAAGTTGCAATAGCTCAAACAGGTATTTTCATACTACCAGCTGGTTCAGCTGCAGTTAGTGGTGGATTTCCTATAGAGAGTCAAGGCTATGAGAACATGGTTATCACTAGCTTGCCTTTGGATGGTTCAGGTTTACAAAGAGCCCCAATTGGTCGTGCATTAACTAACGCTACTGCATTGACTGGATTCGCATTAGTGAGGTTGGATATATAATGGCAACTGTTAAAGAGTATTTAAGTAGAGATGCTGGTACTGAAGGGTCATTATTGATTATGAAGAAAATCTACGATACTTTAATTGAAGCTGTAGATAAGAAACGAATCGGCCGAACTGACGCTGCAATCATTATGGGTCCTAGTAGTATTCCAGGCTCATCTATAGATATTGACTTAGTTACTGCTGACAGTTTATCTGTTAAGAAAGTAGCTGAAGGTGCTGCAATTCCAATTGATGTCGTAGCCTACACTAATTTCAATATGAAACCTAGTAAGTATGGTGTTCGACCTTTAATTACAAAGGAAATGCAGGAAGACGGTAAATGGGACTTATTAGCTCATAACATCAAAATCGCAGGTATGGAGATGGGAGAGAATGAGGATGGTTTAATCGTTACAGATGCCCTTGACCAAGCTGGAAACACTGTTTCTGGTAGTGGAGCAATTACTATTGCTAATATTACAAGAGCTATGCAATATCTTGAAGACAACGACTACGCTCCTACAACTATGTACGTTGGACCTGAAGTCTTAAATGACCTTAGGAACATTGACACATTTGTTGAAGCTGACAAACTAGGTAGCAGAGAAATGTTACAAAACGGTTTTGTAGGTACTTTATTCGGTTTAGAAGTTAAGTTGATTAGTGGAAACATTATGACATCAGCTTATGCTTACGTGTTCGATAAGAACCAAGCATTCTGTATCGCAGAAAAGAGACCTATTACTGTTGAGAAATACGACGATGTTACACATGACTTATCTGGTGCGGTTATCACACAGAGAGTTAAAGTTAGGTATTTGCGTGCAAACGCAATTGCAAAGATAACAACATAAGGAGATTGAATTAAATGATAGATGGATTGAAAAGTGCGGATTATAAAGCAGATGACATTACGGTATCTGATGACTTAGCTGTCGAAGATAACGTTTCTGGAACTGGTTTAGATTTATACGCTGCAACAGCTACTGTAGCTTGGATTAGTGGTGCTGCCGTTTACGGTACTACTGTTAATTCTGCTGGTAAGTTAGTTAGTGCTTGCGGCGCTGGTAGTCCAACTACAACTTGGGGGCAAAGTGTTCTTGCGGGGTCTAGTGCTACTGGTGCTGGCTCTAATGCATGGCTTACTTTCCCTACAGCATTTAGTGCAGCTCCAATTGTTGTTGCGTCTCAAGGAGAGACTAAAGAAGCATTACTGGTTCCTATTGGGAGCCTTGGTGTTGGTAGTTTTTATATTGAGACAACAAGTGCTAGCCAAGCTTTTAGTTGGGTTGCTTTAGGTAATTAAAGAAAACAATTTTGTGGAGTTATTCTCCCGCTAATTTTTTATTTCATATTCAAGATGCCTTAATTGGTGTTTCGAACTACGGATGGCGAACGAAGATACGCCAAAACAAAATAAAGGTGATAAAATAAAATGGGAAAATTAACGGAATTTTTATGTCCAAAAAACATATATGCTTGTGTCATACCAATAGGTAGTCCAAGTACATTAACAGCATTACCAGCTATTGTAAATCATGTTGCTTTAACAACAATGGATACTAGTGGTCTAGTTGGGCTTGGATTTGCTTCAACAGTAATAAGTGGTACTTATATTCCTACGTCTACATTACAAACTTTTGATGTAACTATTGGTAGTATTTCTTTTTACGGTGAGCATTTAGGTAGCTTAAACGTTGTTGGATATTATTAATATGGTAGAGAAAAAAGTAAGTGAGGTTACATGTAAGGCTAGATTTGGCTTTATTAAAGAAAGTCTTAAGAACATTGAAGATAAACAAGATTTAATGCTTAGTAATCACTTACCACATATCAATAATGAATTAGTTGTTCATAAGACATATTTTAAATTAATTGGTTTTGTCTTAGGTACAATTACTGTAGCAATTATAGGATTGTTTATTAAATTAATTAGTGGGGTATTATAAATGGTAAATAAAAAAGTAGATAGTAGTTTATGTAATGAGCGAACAACTGAAATTCGTAAAGACCTAAGTGAGTTAAGGGAAGACGTTAAGAAAGTATTAACTAATCACTTACCACACATACAGGCCGAAGTTACTGTATTAAATAATAACTTCAAAATATTTGGGGCAGCTATCCCAATAATCTTAACGATTATAAATATAATAATTAACGTGATGAATTAATGACAGGAATAAATGATTTAGTAAGTGGAGTAATATACAGGATTGATGAAATCCCTAGTAGTATTACTGGTAGCCCGGTAATTTATGCCTTAATTGATGATGCTAGGAAGGATGTTCAGAACATTACTGGTGAATCCATTAGTGCTTCTAGTGTGCCTGAGAAGTATCAATCAATCCTTAGTAATCTTGGTACGGTTTATACTCTTTCTAGGATGACTGGGGTGGGGGTTGACTTTAGTTATAAGTTAGGTAATTTTAATATTGATAAGGGTAAGGCATCTGACGCTAACGCTTCTCAAATGGAGTTCTTAATTAGTATGGCTAATAAGAGTTTGAATATGATTGGGGTTAAGATTCCGTTCAGAGCAACCTTTCAGTGAGTGATTAAATTATGTCAATTGGTACTGGTATTAGGGATGATTTTAATCGTGGGGTTAATGAGATAGGCCAGACTGTCACTGTTTATCAATTGTATACTTCTGGTGGTAAGAATTATAATAATTATGGTGACTTTACTGGTTCAGGTACTACTCTTTATATTAGTGGTGTTGATACTACTGCTTCAATTCAACCTCGTAGTCAGGAGAATATTGATATTCAAGAGTTTGGTGATCGTATTGATGGAACTATGATTGGTTATTTTAAGTCAGGTACTTCTCTGGGCATGGGGTATAGGGTGTCTGGGGCTTACGTTGGTGACTTTAAGGTTAATGCGCTTAATAATTTTACCGTTAGTGGTATCATCTGTTATCATACTGCTCTTCTTGATACTTTAAATAAGTAGTTTTATTACTAGTAGATACCTATATATATATCTTTCTATAATTATTATTAACAAGAATGAAGTAGGGCTCTATTTTATTTCTTAAACCATGCTGGTGAACTAATGACTGCTGTCAACAAAAATACGATATACTCCGATACATTCAGTGTTATGTATAGTAACATTTCTGGTATCTTAGCTGGCAGCCTTAATGGTTTATACGCTTTTTTTCCTGATGTGGGTGGAACTGATTTTCCAGGCTACCCTATTTGTACTATTAACTCTGCTGATGTTGGCGTGGATAGGTTGACTATGGGTGATGCTTATACGAGTCAGCAATCAATTAATGTTGGGGTCTCAATTCATAGTAAGTCTATGCAGACTTTAGACCAACTTAGTGATCGGTTAGTTAGTGGTTTAATTGCTAGTGATAAGAGTACTACGGGTACTTATGCTAGTGGGTTGAAGAGTTTTAATATTGAGTCTAGTGCTACGAGTACTCAAGTTTTGGGTGATGATCGAGTTCATAGTAAGTCTTTTGGGGTGAGTTACCTTGCCTATTAAGATTGATTATAAGGGTGTTGAGAAGTTAGCTAGGAGTATTTTTAGGATGGAAGCTGAGATGAAGGATGGTGTTAAAGGTGTTGTTCAGCAATTAGGTGAGTCTACTAAGAGGTTGGCTCAGAATACTGCACCTAGAGGCGAAACTGGTGCATTAATTGAAGCAATTACTTACAAGAATAGTGGTATTCATGGTGGTTGGAAATCAGAGATTAAAGTTGGTATTCCTGCTAGGAATAATTTTGAAGGTAAAAGAGTACCTTATGGTGATTACATTAATCGTGGTTCTGTTTTACGTGGAGCAGTTAAGAATTGGGGTTCACAAACAGGCGCAGTTGATACAATTGGTTTCTTTAGTAAGGCAATTGATTATGCTCATAGAGAATACCCAATAAGGATGAAGAGAGTAATGGGTAGGATAGTTAGAGGTTAAAAATGGTAAAATTAAAATTTAATAAAAGAATAGATTATAAAAAGAAAACTTATGGCAGGGGTTCAATTGTTGAAGTCCCTGAAGAGGATATGTATAAGTTTGCTCAAGCGTTAGCTTGGGATTCAGTTAGAATCATTAAAGATGATGTTGTTAAGGTTAATGACCTTTCAGTTGTTAAGTCAAAGAAAAAAACTAAAGGGAGGAAACAAACATGGTAGATTTATGGCAGGCAGAAGATGGAATAATCTTAGTCTCTGGTGCGGGTATGGGTTGTGCTACATTAGGTAGTAATTATACTTGTGTTATTAAGGAGATTAGTATTACTGGCGGAGCTCGTGATGTAGAGCAAGTTCAAGTATTCGGTAGTGGTTGTAATAGTGCTTTATTTGAGAAGAAACAAGAATTAGTTGAAGCAAGTATGACAACTATGAAGAAGAATAATTACTTGGCTCACGCACTAATGAGTGGCGCAGCAAGTGATCCATTTATAGTGCAAGGCGACAGAAACAGATCTAAAGTTAATATCTTATACCAATGGGCTGACAGAGTTAGTTCTGGTGGTAATGGTATGAGAATCTTAATGCAAGATGCTTACTGTACTAGTAAAGAGATGAGCCTTTCAACAGATAATTCAATGGAAGAGACATTTACATTTAAGTGTGCTCCAAGCGATTACTTTGAAGACTTTGCAATTAACCAGTCAGGGTTATCACTAACGATTAGTGGATTATAAATAAAATGGTAAATGAAGAAGATTTCGGGGACATGACGTTATATCACGTGCCCGTGGCTCTTGTTCGCCGTTTTAAAGAATTCTGCAGACTCCATGCCAAGAACAAGTTTGGGATTGGCTTGGAGATTCTGTTGAATACTTTTACAGAAAAAGAGAATTATCTTTTTCTAATGGAAGCAGTTATGTCACTTCGTGAAGAGGTGGCTAGACTAAAAGAACAGGTTGTTGAGATGCGACCACCTAAAGAGGATAAGAAGATAGTTAAAACATTTGGAGGAGGTAGATTAAGTTGAATATAAATAAATTTATGGCTAAACCTAAAACTGTTACCATTGCTGGTGAACAGTTTGATATTAAACCATTAAAAATGAAGAACCTTGACCTTATTGTTAAGTTAGGCAAGGATGAAACTCAAACAGAAGCTATGGCTGAACTGGTTAAGAACACATTAAGAGATATTTTTCCAGACGCTAAAGAAGAAGAATTTGAAGAGATTAGTATGAGTTTTTTCCAAGAATTAACTAACGCAATACTTGAAGTCAATGGTTTAAAAAAAAAGAAAACGGTGTAGTCAGTGGTAAGGGTTTTAGCCGTAATCGAGCAAGCCAAGAAACTAAACTTATAAGGATGATTTATGGATTAATCTTAAAGTTTAATTGGACTCTTGATTACGTGCTAGAATTGTATTATCCGCAAGCTATGGTTTTATACGAGCTTATTGAGTGGGAGAATAAGCAGCAGAAGAAGAAGAATAAGGGGAAAAGATAAATGGCAGATTTAGGTGAACTTAAATTCACTATAAAGGGTGATGTGGATTTAAAGAACATGAAGGGTCTTACTAATTGGTTGCAAAATACTAGTTATAAAACCGTTCAATTAAATCATGTTTTTAAAAGGTTAGCAAAGACTATTGATTCTGAAGTTTCTAAGTCAGTTAATAATGTTGCTAATTCTTTTGTTAAGTTGGGCCGTGCCCCTTCTGAGGTTGCTAAACAAATGAAGGGGGCTAGGGCTTTTAAAGAAATGTATAAGACTATCCCCTACCTTAAAGATATTTCTGAAAAGACTCTTGAATTTGGTCATCGTACGGGTAAAACGGTTGATGAATTATTAGGTCTTGAAAAAGAACAAAGAAAGGTTATTGATGGTTGGACTAAGATGAGCCGTACAGAAATGGATGCTAAAGGTTTTGGTGGAGCTAAGAGTGCTTTTAATAAACCTTATGATGATGATGCTGGTGGAGGTAGTTATGATATGGTTTTCAAACATGCTGTCCCGTTAAGATATAGTGAAACATTAGATAAGGTAAAGGCTAGTATGGGTAATGTAAAGTCTTCGTTTAAGAATTTTAGAAGTGGTTTTAAGACAGGTATTCAGGATTTCAAGAATATGGCTAAAGCCACTAAAGATATTCCTTGGGCTACTATGGGGTCTAAGAGTTTTAAAGCAGGGCAGTCCCTTAATAGTTTATTTAAAACACTTAAGCCTATAGGTCAAGCATTAGGTAAGTTAAAGTATGAATTCTTAGGTATTGGTTTCATGTTTCAAATGGTTGGACAACAATTGAATAGTTTATTCCAAGAAGAGACTAATTTTATTGGTATTTCTCAACGGATGGCTCAAGTGGTTGGTGGTGGTTTAGCTAATTCAATGGCCGAGGGCAATGCTAGATTTCAAGAGATGAAAGTAACTATACTAGCTGCGTTAACTCCTGCATTGAATACTTTAATACCTATGGTTACTAATTTAATGGAAAAGTTTGCTAATTTTGTTAAGGATAATAAGTGGGTTCAATGGGTTTTAGCAGCAACTATGATTCTAGGTCCATTAATAGGATTTTTTGCATTTATGATTACTGGTTTGTCATCATTATATAACGTAATTAGTACTGTTGTTGGAGTGATCGGAGGTCTTATTGGTTCTTCGGGTTCAGCTACTGTTGCTGGAACGGGTTTACTTGGTTTAACCGGGCCTATGATATTTTTAGTTGGTATCGTTGCTGTTCTTGCTGCGGCATATATTACTAATTTCGCAGGGGTGAGGGATAAAGTTAATGCTGCTTTGAAGAGTATTGCGGGAGTATTATTAATGTTATGGAATGATTACTTAAAACCTTTATGGGATTGGTTTAAGTCTGTTGCTTTACCAGTTATAGAACAAATATTTGGTGGTATCCTTGGAGTATTTGAGCAAGTGTTTGGTGTTATTGGTTCAATAGTTTCTTGGGTTTGGAATACGTTTCTTAAACCTTTTTTTGATTTAATTAAGAAGCATGCTGGTTTCTTCACTAACATAATTGAATTTATGGGTAATGTATTATCTATTGTCTTCGCATTTATGGGGACTATAATTGGTGGATTAAGGGCTCTTTGGGAGGCTGATTTCTTAGGTATGGGTGGTGTTGTTAAATTCTTTGTTAATTTTGCTTTGGGTGTTTTGGATATTTTCTTAACGGCTTTCACTTGGATTTTTGGTAAATTAAATGACGCTGCTAATTGGTTTATTGACATATGGAATGATATTGCTAGTAGTGTTGATTGGATGTCTCCAATTGCAACTAAGCTTGATATGGTTGCTGATAAGACTAATGAAGTTACGGCAGCTATGGAAGAGTTAAATGCAGTTTCTACTGATGTGGGGTTAGATAATGCTTCTCCTCTTGATGCATTGAATGCTTCTCCTCTTGATATTTTAAATGGTTCTCCTGTTGATATTGCTAACGCGTCTCCTTTGGGGGGTGTTGATCTTCCTTTAGCTGGTGGTGGTGACGTTATTGGTGGAGGTAATAATTCCCCAATATGTGGTCTTAGTGGTGATAAGACTATTAATGTTACAATTAATTTTGATTCTACTTCTAGTGAAATGAACTACGGTCAATTAGAAGACTTAGGGGCTAAGTGGGGACAGGACATAAGTAGGGAGGTTAATTTTTAAATGGCATTTGTTGGTAGTGGTACGTTTGTACAAACTAGTGGTTTATATGGTAATGAACCACTTCACTTAAGGGCAGTTAGTATTAATAATAATATCATAATTCATAACCAGAAAGATTTTATTCCAACTAAATCAGAATACCCTAATAGTGAGGTTGACGTGATTGGAATTGAGAATCGTAGGTTTAATGTTAATGGGGTGATAAGTCTTTATGACCCCCAACCAGGTGGTGGTGGGTTTGTTGAGACTAGCATAACTGTTAGTGGTTTACATGAACTAGCAAGGGTTTGTGGTAGTTATAACGTATGGCTTGGTGATGAGGGTGTGTTTGAGAATACTAGTGGTTGTTGGGTTAAGCCTGAGAAGATCACTATTTCTCGTAGTGTTGATACTTCTCTTAGTAAGGATTTGAAGGGTTATCGTATTAATTATACTATGTCGCTCGTTGAGACTGAAGTGAGGACTGGAATATGAGTTCTCCTTTTTATGAGGTTTGGTTAACTCCTGCAGGTCAAGCTGGTAGTTATAACGCTTCAAGTAAAGTTACTGGTTTTAAGACTGATAATAGTATTGAGAAGGCAGGTGGTTTCTCATTGAAGATTCATGACCCTCGTGGCACTTCAATTGGTAGTTTTAATTATGCTGGCACGGTTGATATTAAAGCAGGTAATGATATTGCTGGGATAGCTTCTGGCACGCTTATGTATGGGATTATTTCTGAACAAGCAACTAGTTTATCTGCTAATCATAAGTATAATGTTAAGGGTCGTGATTACGCTGCTAAGTTACTTGATTTCTTAGTTCTTGGTGAGAATTATAGTGTTACTACAGAGTTAGGTACTATTGTTGGGGAATCTAATCCTGTGCTTGGTAGTGATATTAATTCAAGAGTAGTTCTTAAACACTTAATGCGTGAGAATTTTAGGACAGAGGGAATTGAAGCGGTTGATTATGATACTTATGTTGACCCTGATGACTTGTGTCGTGGTTGGGCTGAGACTAGTGTTGTTAAAGCATTTGAAGAGATTGGTAGTGACTTCCATAAAGCTTTCTCTCAGAAGACGATTTATGAATCATTGAAAGAGATTAGTAGTAAAACATTTACAGGTACAAGTGATAATTATATAATTTATATTGATAGTGATAAGAACCTTCATTTTGAACCTAGGCCCTCTGAGTTCTATGAAGATGAGATTACTGATAAGGATATTTTATCTTTTGGTCTTAATCGTAATGTTGATAATCAATACACTGCAATAATGGTTAATGCAGGTGATAATTGGGATGGTAATCCTATTTTTGCTGCGGGTTATAATATGACTGCAATCGGTCAGTCTGGTTGGAAGTGGGGTTATGTTGATAGGAAGGGTTTATTCGTTCGATCTTCTAATGCTATGAGTGGTACTTCTACTGAAGAGGAGATAATAAATAATACTAAGGATGAGGGTCGTGCTGTTGCTAAGGATTTAGCTTTAGAACAAGGAATGCCTAAATGGAAGGGTAAGATTGTGCTTAAAGGAACTACTGCGTATACTATTGGTAGTGCTTACTCAGTGTATGTTAATAGTAAGTATTTTAATAATAATGGTGTTGAGCCAATTGAAGCAGTTAATCAGGATTTGCGTTTAATTGGGGTTGAACACTCATTTGATGCTAATGGTTGGAGAACCACTTTGGATTTAAGAGAAGATTACGGGGAGATATTCTAATGCCAGATATTAAAGATATAGTTAAGAAGAATTCAATTGAGATTAATAATCTTAAAGAACAGCGTTCTACTACTGGTGGTACGGTTGATAAGTTCTTATTATTCTTTGATAATGTTAAGTCTGAGGATTCTACTCA